AACGAAAAACTATATGGTCTCCAAGACCTACTGATTGATGAGTTCATTAATCGCATCCAGAGCGGGGAAGCGTCCCCTAGTGACCTTAACGCCGCCCGACAGCTCCTCAAGGACAACCAGATAAGTGCAACTGTAACCAACAATAACCCAATGGCTAACCTTGTCAGCATGCTTCCGTTTAATGACGAAGGTGTTGACCGAGTAGCTTCACGATAATGGCTAGAGATTACAAAAAAGAATACGAGAGCTACCACAAGCAACCAGAACAGCGTCGCAGAAACGACTCTAGGAAAGCCGCAAGGCGTCTAATGGTCAAGAAACACGGCGCTTCTAAGCTTGCTGGTAAAGACATTGACCACAAAGATAGAAACCCAAAGAACAACTCAAAGAGTAACCTACGGATTCAGTCGAAGAAGACTAACCGAGGCAACAACAAGTAACCTATATGGAAGTACCTCCACAGCTCAAGGACTTTAAGAACTTCCTGTATTTATGCTGGAAGCAGCTTAATCTGCCTGACCCTACGCCGCTTCAGTATGACATTGCGGATTACATGCAGTATGGTGACAAGCGTGCTATCGTTCAGGCGTTCCGTGGCTGTGGGAAGTCTTGGATTTGTTCCGCTTATGTGGTTCACCAGTTGCTAATGAAGCCCTCGCTAAACATCCTTGTGGTGTCTGCTAGTAAGACCCGTAGTGATGACTTCAGTACCTTCACGCTTCGTCTTATTAACGAGATGGAAATCCTCCATCACTTGCGCCCTAAGGACAACCAGAGGCAATCTAAGATCTCCTTTGACGTTGGCCCTGCCCCTGCCTCTCACGCCCCCTCAGTCAAGTCTCTAGGGATATCCTCGCAGCTTACAGGGTCACGTGCTGACCTTATCATTGCTGATGACATCGAGGTAGCCAACAACAGTGCTACGATGCTCATGCGGGAGAAGCTATCGGAGCAAGTAAAAGAGTTTGATGCTATCCTAAAGCCCGACGATACCTCTAAGGTTCTGTTCCTGGGAACACCTCAGACTTTCGACAGTATCTACACGAAGCTCCAAGAGCGTGGATACAAGAGCCGTATCTGGCCAGCTACTCACATCACTCAGAGCCACAACGAGAAAATCTATGACGGGAACGTATCAGACATCTGTGTAGATGCAGAGCAAGAAAACAGATCTACGGAACCCCTACGGTTCTCTGACATTGACCTAGCAGAACGAAAGATCAGTTATGGATCTGCTGGATATACCATGCAGTTCATGCTGGACTCCAAGCTCTCCGACGTTGAGAAGTTCCCTCTAAAGATCAGTGACCTGATTGTAACATCTATTGACAACGAGGTAGCCCCTGAGCGTTACGTGTGGGCAAGAGACCCACAGCTTGAGTGGGACTCTAGTGTTCCCAATGTGGCGTTCGCTGGTGAGCGGTATTACCGACCTTTTAAAACACTTGGAGAGATGGTTCCGTACACTGGTAGTGTGCTTGCGATTGACCCTGCTGGTAGAGGTAAAGATGAAACTGGTTATGCTGTCTGTAAAATCCTCAACGGTACTCTGTATGTGCCTGCTGCTGGTGGTCTACAAGGCGGATACTCCGAGGATACCCTAGTGCAACTCGCTGAGATGGCTAAGGAACACAAGGTTAACTACATCGTTACCGAGACCAACTTCGGTGATGGTATGTTCAACGAGCTTATTAAGCCTGTGCTGAATAGGATTTACCCTGTGAGCATCGAAGAGGTGCGCCATAGCACGCAGAAGGAGAAGCGTATCATTGATACCTTAGAGCCCGTCATGGCGGGTCACAGGCTCGTGGTGGACACTGAGGTGATCAAGGATGACTTTCAGACTATCCAGAAGTATCCCCATGAGAGTCAATTGAAGTATTCCCTGTTCTACCAAATGTCTCGCCTTACTAGGGATCGAGGAGCGATTACTCATGACGATAGACTTGATGCTCTCAGTATAGCGGTTGCTTACTGGACGGAGCAAATGGCTCAGGATGCAGAGGTGGCGATGGCAGAGCGGAAGGTGGAGATGCTCGACAAACAGCTAGAGGCGTTTACTGATGCCTACTTTAAGAACAAAGGTGGAGCCTCAGCCCTCACTTGGTAACACCTTGTTGGACTTACTCATATTCTCCTTAGCTTCAAGGATCTGAAGGTTCCAAGGAGCGTGTAATCCTGTGAATGGGCGTTGCTTAGTTCCATTGAAGTTTATTAGGTTAGGTTTTAGAGGCATCACGTGATCGACGTGGAAGCACTCAGAAGAGCCCGCGGAGCGTGCCGCTAGGGTAAGGGCATCTCTGGTGTGATAGATGCCCCTGAGGTCGTCTAAAGCATCCTTGGGTAGCGCTATGTTGTTATTGAGTGTCTTACGGCGTTTAGCGCCCAGAGCACTGCGGACAGCTCGCCCCTCAGGGGTTTGCGCCCAGTCTTTTATTTGCTCAGCAGCTTTTTTAAAATCTTTTGCGTGCTTCCAACACTGTGAGCCACTTCTTTCTTTACCCCAATAACGGAAATTATAATATTTAGGGTGCGTTTCTCCTAGCTTAGGCTCCCAAGAAACCTGCATTGGGGACTGATCAACATAGCCACACTTGCTCCCGTTTTCAAGTAAACTCGGCTCACTATCGGACTTCTTCAAGTTGTAAGCGCGAGCTTTCCTTTGTCTCTCGTGGATTTCCATAGGCGTTGGTAGTCCTTGTTTTTCCCAATATTCCGACACACACCACCACTGTTTGCCTCTACTAAAACTCTTGTAGAACAGCCCTTCATATATTGGATGAGGATCACAAGAAGTAAACTCACCAGACACTTGGAGTAACGTCTGTTTTAGTTTTCCTTTATTCTGTCCTTTAGTCCAACGAGGAACATCAGAAAATGGTAGTTTAGTAACAAGATCTAATGTGGATTGTGTGTGCATATTCCTTATCCTGTTACCAGAGAGGTAGTTGTCAATAGGAACAACACCCCTAAGAGGGAACAAATAATAGAGAGCTCGTAGTGGTTTCCTAAGTCGTTGATAATCAACAAACTCTTATATAAACTACCGTTAAGGAAGAAATGACTAAGGGAGGTGTTCTAAAAATAAATGAAAATTAGAGCTAATAACCTTGACAGGTAGGGAACACTCTCTTTAAAATTATATCTATAAGATCCCTACTATTAGTGTTCCTTTGAAAAAGAGTGTTAATTAGATACTGGTAATAATCCCTCCTTAAAGTTTTCCCTTATGTTGGAATAAGAGTTTCCTTTAAAAGTATATCCATTAGTGTTTGACAAGGTATAACCTACTACCAGTATTACCTATATGAGAAACACACTACTAATTCTATACATCGTAATTACCTCAGGATCCCTAATACTCCTCAATAATTCCCTCAAGGAAACTGAGGATGCCCTCAAGACCTCCCTAGAAATCCTAAAGCATCACAATGATGTTTTAAACGATCACCGTGAGGCTCTTATTAACACTCACAACTTTCTTAAAAGTAACAGTGTTTAATTATGGGTAAAGGTCATCAACCAAGAAAAGGGCACAACCCAGCCAAGCAGCGTAAGAACTACGATAAGATTGACTGGTCAAAGAAGCCTACTACTAAGAAATCCAAATGACACCTCTCGAACAAGCCCAAGCCCTCCTAGGGGAGCACTACAGGAACTATGTTATAATAGTCCAACCTGATGACGCTCGGCATTCCTTTGAGTTTGTTAACAGCGACCCTTTCGCTACAATGGGTCTCCTTAACGAGGCTTGTAAGTACCACACCGCCGTCATGAACACCTTTCAGAACCCCGAAGATGCCTTTGAGTGGTCTGATGTAAGTGATGGTGACGATGAGGACTACTTTGAAGAAGACTTTGACGAATAACTTTTGTGTGTAACACGTGTGTGTGTGTTGTAGCTTAATCGCTACGTGTGTGTTGACCCTCAGAGAGCCGTGTGTGTGCCTCTGGGGGTCTTTACATATACGGAGACCTCAAAGCCCTTGTAGGGGCTCTCAGAGGGGTC